CGGATTTTTTTTTTTTGAGAAAATTTTTCAACACAAAAAATTCAACCATAGGTTGTCAAAGTAATGAGCTTTAATTTTTTTTTTAACTCGCAAAAAACTTATTAGACCCCGCCGAACCCCCCAAGAAAATCTTTTGTAGCCGTTGGGTTCCTTCCCCTCTCCCCGAATTTCCCCCTTAGCCAAAAAATCAAAAAAAAGTTTTACTCAACATCAAAAACCCTCGAAAAAAAGTCCGATATCTCAAAAAAATAAAGTTTTTTGTATATACATTGACCACCCTAATTTCGTAAGTAATTGATATTACGTAACATTTATAAAAAAATCAAGTAAAATCAATACCACCCTTAAAAAAAATTGTCCGGAAAGTATGCAAAAAGCTTATTTTAAGCTTTTTTTTGAAAGCCATAAACTTTATTTTTTCTGGCAATGTGTACCCGTATTTGTCAACTTTTAGCATTTTTGTTTTTGTGCTTGACACCCGCCCCATTTTCCCCTACAATTCCAATTATGAAGTATGTGCCTCGCTCCGTTTTCTTGGATTTTCACCAAATACCTTGGCATAGAGCCGTCATGGTCTGCCATAGACGCTGCGGTAAATCCTACGCCTCCGCCGCCGAAACCCTGAAACGCTCGTATAACGGACCTCACGACGGACAATACCTTTGGTGCTCACCGCTTGCTGAACAATCTGTCGCTAACGTCTTAGGTATATTCCAAACCCTCGATAATGGCGAAGGCTATATCCGAAATTATTCCAAAACCGAAGGGGTCATCACCCTCGCCAACCACGCCACAATTACACTAGGCGGTGCACGTACCGCTGAAAAATTCCGTGGACGCTACCTTGATGGACTCGTCGTCGATGAGCTCTCATCAGTCCCACCTGAAGTGTATTCCGATGTCCTCCAATACTGCCTTGCTGACCGAAATGGTTGGGCTGCCTTCTTAGGTACCGCACGTGTCGACGATGGCTACCGCCTGTACCGGATGTACCAAGCGTACCAAGATGACCCGAACTGGTTCTCTAAAATGGTCGGGGTGCAAGACAACCCAGAAGCCTTCCCGCCAGAACGCGTCAAAGAAATATTCGATGAACATATTAAATATTGCTTGACCAACGGTATGACCATGGAACAAGCCCTCCAATCATATAATGTCGAGTTCCTGTGCGACTTCGACTTCATTGACCAAGGAAAACCAAATATGACAGCACTATTCTACCCAGAACTACAAGCATTGTTTGATTCCAATCCACCACGGATACTAGCACCACAAGATTTACCAGCAACTTCCCAGTCTTCCCACATCGCTACATTTGATATTGGACATTCCGCAGGACGTGATTATACCGTGTGCACTATCACGGCAGAAACACCAGAGGCTCCAATCGTATTATATATAGAGTGGGAAAACAACAAACCATGGGAATACTGGTACCAACGTCTGCGCACCTTGGGCATACGCACCGTCGCACTTCCATTTGATGCTAACACCACATCTAAAGAAACAATGTTGACACTGGTCCAGACGTTTAAGCGTCAAGGGTTTAATGTTATTAGAATTAAGAGACTGCTCCGCCCCGAACAAATCGAGAACGGGCGCTGGCTCATCAACAACGCAATATTTTCACGTGATTGTATACCGGCATTGTCCGAACTTGGTAAGTTCCAAGACTTCACAAACAAACACGGGCTGTCGCAAGACGTGGTGGCGAGCTTCTTATATGCCGCCCAAGTGATGAGAAAGAAGCACATTAAATTAGATATTGCAAATTCTATTCAAAAGAATTATAATGACCATAAAGATGTATACAATACTGGAGTGTCGTTATACGGCACAAGCATTATAGGAGAGTAAGATGTCGGCACACACGCCATCCGTTAAACAAGTTGTTCAAGAAACACCAGACCCGGTTATTAATATGGCCGATGTTGGTTCTATAAACCAAAACGAAAAACGTAAACAAGGTTTGCTGTCCACGTTTCTGCAACCACGTAATCGTTCAGCAGGTATGTTGGCAAATATTATGAGGCAGCACGAACTTGGTTCGTCTAACGTATAATAAGGAGAGGTTTGATGAGTCAAGACATTACATATTATATGTCCAGATTAGACACGCTTGAAATGAAGCGTCAAAATTATGACCCAAAGTGGGACGAAATTGCAGTGTTTGCCGACCCGAAAAACGCATACTTCCGTGTGAAGCGTACCAACGGCGATTTATCGCAATTAATTCCGAAAATGGATGATACGGCTCAGACAAATTTGCCTATTTACGCAGCAGTTTTAAACTCAATGTTAACGCCGCAAGCATATATTTGGCACAAGTTACAGTTCTTTGACCCAGAGATGCAAAAAAATTTTGGTCCAGCGCTTGACATTGAAAATAATTTCTTATACAATAGACGTTACTCAGCGTATTCGAACTTCACTTCGGCTATGAATGAGTGCTACATGTCGGCGGGAGCGTTTGGTCATGCGATTATGCAAATTGAACCAGACTTAAAGCATAAGTGTATTGGCTATCACGCTCTGCCGGTCAAAGAATTTTACATTGATAAAGACGCATATGGTTTCGTGAACATATTCTATCGTAAAGTTATGTACACGATGCGCAATTTGCTGACGATATTCCCAGATTATTTACCAGAAAAATATAAAGACCGTAAAGACCTCAAGTGGTTAGACGATAAAATTGAATTGATACACGCAGTTGAACCATCAATGACCACATCTGGAAAATATCATTCGGCATATATTGATAAAACTAATATGCAAATCATTGAAGAAACAGAAATGAACTATTGTCCATATTTATGTTTCCGTTCTTCAGTGTTTCCATCCAGCGACGACCCATATGGTTTCTCTCCGATTATGTCTGTGATGCCGTCGGTGAAAGCATTGAACAGTTTACAGTTCAACTTTATGAAACAAACAGATTTGGTTGGTCAACCAACATTGTTAACCAACAGCGACATCATTGATGCACGTAAGGTTGCTGCGTCTGGAACAGTTATTGAAGGTGGTGTCGACGACGAAGGTCGCCCGATGGTCGTTCCATTAAAAGCGTACGGCGAACTTCCACCGATGGATTACATCATCCAGAAATACCAAGACACAATTGAAACGGCTTTACTTACAAAGTACATGGCATTGATGAGCGATACGCAGTCTCGTTCGGCAACCGACGCTATGATTAAAGCGAACGAACGTGCAAACTTGGTTGCTCCATCAGGTGACCGTATCAGTCGTGAATTCTTGTTGCCAATGATTGAAGCTGAACTTATTATATATGGTGATATGAATATATTGCCACAGATGCCTGTAGAATTGGATGGTGTGCAGTTTGACATTGTGTTAGACAACCCATTGTTAAAAGGTCAGCGCATGGATTCTGTAAATTCGGCGGTATCGTTGATGCAATACATTGCACAGTTTGCGCAGGTCGATGGTAACGTTGCAAATTCAATCAACGTAGAACAGTTGGTGCGGTACCTGCAGGAAACGATGAATGTTCCAGCGCAAGTTATGAACACACCAGAACAAGTTGCTGCGATTGCAGACCAGAAAGCACAAGCTGCACAGGTGCAACAAATGTTAGATGCAGCACCGGGTGTTGGTAGTGCGATTAAAGATATTGCTGATGCAAAAGCGACAGGACAGATGTGATGAACGAAACAGTTAAGGCAGCCCTTGCAGGATTGCCAAAAGATTTTATAATATGGTTAGAGTCGTTGCGGCATAAGAACCCGTTGATAGGTTCTAATGCTGGGGCGAACGCAAACAGTGTGTTTGTCGAGGTTGGCAAGAACATTATTGTTGATGCGATACTTGACGCACGTGAAGAAGCTTTATACCCGAAACCAAAGAAGGCACATATGCCTGACGGTTCGGAATTAACCACGCAACAGATAGTTGCAAACTAAAGGACGATAGAATGGCAGATGAAAACATTCAGAATACAGTGTCATCTAATGATGGCGAAAACAAACCATATTATGCAGATTGGGGGCTTTCAGACGAGAACATTGGCTGGTTGCAGAACTCTGGTTATAAAGACCCCGCTTCGTTAATAGACGGCTTTCGGTCTACTAAATCATACGTTGGCATGGATAAGAACGATTTGGTTCGCATACCGAAAGCTGATAAAGATGGGAACAGAGACCTTAGCGAAGTTTATAAGCAGCTTGGTCGACCAGAAAAAGCAGAAGACTATGGTCTTGGTGATACTGATTTTGCAAAAGCTGCGGCAGATAAATTATTTGAATTGGGTCTGAGTTCTAAGCAGGCAAAAGCATTGTCTGATTTTATGGTTGAACAAGACAAAACTATTCAAGCAAATGCTGACGAAGACTGGAACAAGAAAGTCAATGAAGGTATTGAAGCTTTGAAAAAAGAATGGGGAGCTGAATACGAAGTTAAAAAAGAATTGGCGCAGAAAGCAGTTCGGGACATTGTGTCAGCAACCGGTTTGACCGAAGACGAATTGAACAAAATTGAATCAGCATTAGGAACCGACAAAGCAACAAAATTATTTTATAGTATTGGTGCTAAAGATGGTGGCGTAAAGAATTTACAAAACTATAATGCCGGTGAAGAAACTCCAGAGATTGCGAAGTTTAAGATTGCAGAACTTAAGAAAGACAAAGAGTTCGTTGCAAAACTTGCAGTGGCAGATAGAGAAGCCGTTAAGGAAATGAATCGTTTGACGGCGTTGGCGATGAAAGTACAGGAGTAATAAATGAAAACTATTGAAACATATCCGATTGGGTCTGAAGTGTATTACTTCAACCCAACAATTCATGGTGATTTGGAAATTAAAAAATCGATTGTGATTGGTTGCTTTTTGCACAAATCAAAGGGCGAATTGTATTACACGTTGTTGAATGAAGCTGTTGAAGCGTATGCAGTACGCCTAACAGAAAAAGGCGCAGAAGAACAACGCGATAGATTTGAAGCGGTTCGCAAAGAATTATTAGCACAAGAAGAAATACACCAAGAAAGAATGACGGAACTATGGGGAGAAGACCGTCACGAAGAATTTGGAATAGATAATTTACCAACCGAAGGAGCGTTAAATGGTAGCGACAGCGAAATCCCAAGTCTTGAACAAGTTCATGAATAGAGACAGACACATCCGTCATGGAAAAGTTGCGTTGAATTTGTTACGTTACGACGTAGAATGGGTTGTAAGACGCTGGGGATATTTTGATAAACATTCTACTTGCAAATTTTTTCAATATGTGGTAGATTTATTTAAAGAAGATTTAGGAGAGGACGCCAAAAAAACAAAGACGACCAAACCTAAAAAGACCGACACCCTTCCTGTGGAAGAAACAGAGACGACTGCAAACGTCACTGAACCTGAAGCAGCGGGAGTTAAAGAAGAGGAATCATTGTAGGCGGTTTATTGCAGAACCATCCCGTACAATAGTTGACTCACAAGAACCGAGGGAAACCTCAAGTGTAAAACTATTAATAAAGGAATAAAACTATGGCAGGAAGCTTTAATGGGTTTTCAACCGAGTTGATTGCACAGCAATATACCAACTTGATGGAACCAGTTATTCAGCAAGGCGAAACTCGTACCGCTGAATCATCGTTGTTAAAAACAGGTTTGACTGTTCGTGACGTTCAAGTCATCGATTGGTTGGGCAAATTAACAGTTCGTACTGTTACCGACTTGTCGTCTGTTCGTACGACAGTTGTTGACTCCGCAACAGCGCAGTCACGTTGGTTGCCAGCACCACACTTAGTGGAACACTGCATCCGCAAATCTGCAACATTCGATTTGTTGACCTTGGTCGACCAAGACTCTGCAGTTCGTGCAGCACAAATCAAAGCATTCAAAACACACATGGATAAAGAATTCTATGATGCGGCTTTGGGTTTTGCTATCACAAACATCAGCTTGGTTGCTGAAGTAACAACACCGGGTAGCGAAGCGCCAGCTGGTATCACATCTCCATACGAATATGTCGCATTGCCAGCGGGTAACACAATTACTCCATTGGCGGGCACAACCATTACGGAAGCTTTGGATTCTGTTTTGGAAGCGATTGACGCTAAAGACGTTGATACGGTAGCGAATCCAGTTATATGTTATATCACTTCTGCGGCAAAACGTTTGCTGTTCGAAGACCCACGTTATGACAACTGGAACAACATGGGCACTCAAGTGTTGGGCGATGGCGAAATGGCACCATATCGTGGCGTTAAGTTCGTTCGTCTGTCGGATGCTGATGTGTTCAACAACGGCACAAAGTGCTTGGTTGTAGCTGGTAAACCAATCTGCGTTGGTATCTGGAGTGACTTGTCGACAAAAATCGACATATTGCCAGAAAATTCATACGCTCGTCAAATCTACACCTCCATGTCTATGGCGGCTGCTCGTTTGGACGAAGACCGTGTGTTCGCACTGGATATCCAGAACATCGACTAATATAGAGGCGAAGTAATGACTAACACACTGACCGCAACTGATATCGCAAACAATGCATTGGACCATGTTGGTGGACTCAATATTCAAAGTATTGACGACAACACAAATCCAAATGCACAATTGTGTAATCGGCATTACGCTCAGTGTGTTAGAGCCGAATTAGATAAGTTTGAATGGTTTTTTGCATATAAAGTTCAGAAGGCGTTGCCAGTAGATATCGAAGCGCATCCTGAAGTTGAAATTAAAGGGTACATAGCATATCATTTGCCGGCGGACTTTAGTAGATTATCACAATTTTTCTTTAGTGCATATTATCCGTATAGAAAGAATCAGTATGAATTAGGTCACAGTTATTTTCTGACGTCTGATTATTTGTATACGAGATTTCCAATTGACGAAATACCATATACGAGCAACCACGTTGAAATTTCCAAATGGCCTCAGCTGTTTTGTGATGTAGTGGCAGCGGCGTTAGCGGTTCGTATCGCACGCAAGGTTATGGGAACGGATGCAGACATTGCGTTTTTAAATCAAATATATAATAAGGAAGTATCTGCGGCTCGGAGACAGCAATTATTGCAGATGGAACCGAGTGCTACAGGGACATCTGAAACACAAGATTCGAGGTTAAGATACTATGGCGGCTTCTGATAAAAAGGTTCACCAATATACAAGTTTTAATGCGGGCGAATATTCGCCCGAACTTGCAGGTCGTGTAGACCTCGAGTCATTTAACTCGTCAACACGGCAGATGACGAATATGTTGTCACAGATATCTGGTGGCGTTAAGAAATTTTATGGTACTACACATGTTGCAGAAGTAACGCCTGACGCTGGAAAGACTAACGTAAAATTTATTCCGTTTATAAATAGTTATGAGCCGATAGTTCTTGTCGTTTGGGGTAGAGACGAAGCGACAGAAGCAGCAGATGAGTTAAAAGTCGGATTAATATATGGTGATAATTATAAACCGTTAACCGACGTGGCGTTTCCGTCGTCTGTTGAAGTTGAAAAACTTAGATGGAAACAAATTAACGATGTTATTATTTTTGCACATGAAAGTACGCAGCCGTTTTCTGTAAAGTTTTACGGTCAAGACAAAGTTAATGGCGGTTATATATTTCAAGCGGAAAATATCAAATTTAAAGAAATACCATATTTTCCTATAGACACGACGGAAGACTATGTTGGAACACTTGAGTCTACTGGGGTTAGCGGAACCGTCACGATGTCGATTCCAAATTTGGCAATGAGTGTTAGAACAAATTTTCCGGCAATATTGACAGACCAATCTGTTTATGTTAGAACCGGCAGACCCGGTCATACAACATGGACACCAACCGGTTATCCTACAAATGAAAAAGGGCACACGGTAGATAATTCCGTTGTTAAATTATATCGTCGCAGAAACGGTGTTGATACAGAATTGTGTTCTGGTGTCTGTAATCAGGTTACACAAAATGATGAACATACAGATAGTAACGGGCATCACTATCGTGTTACAGACCAAATATCACGTGAGCGTATTTGTCAGGTTATAGAAGCCACATATCCGGGTTCATATTTACATGCAGACCAAATAATATTAAACAATGTTGGGGGACACCAAAATGGTGATGAATATTATTTGAAGCTTGAAGTTGGTAAAATTGTTTATTTAAGATATAATAGCACAACATTTCCCGCTGTAACCTATACATCCGTTCCGTACGAACCAGCATATGTTAGAATTGAAAATTACAAACCAGAAGAATGGATTGGTCGTAAGATAAAATTTTATTTCAATGACAAGACAGAAGTCCTTCCTTGGTGGCAAGGCCGTTCGGTTTCACAAGGGGATTATGCGTATTCAAACGGACATTGGTATAAAGCAGAAACCGCTGGTACTTGTGGCAACATACAACCCTCACACACTTTTGGTATAAGATATGATGGAGACCCTGGTGCTAATCCTCCCGGCGTTGCGTGGTTATATGTACACAGTGGAAGCAATACGGCGACCGTCGTTAATGTTGACACGTTAACAAATTCGTTTACAGCATTAGTTGAAAGTGGAGAGTTGCCAAATAACACAAACAATGGTGTTAATACATATGAAAACTATGCATGGTCTATTTGGGGTAAAGACGGCGTGCATCCGTCAGATGTGTATATGGTAGGAAACAGGCTTGGTTTTGTCTGTAACACGGCAGGCTATGGTGCGTGGAACGCATTATCTGTAACCGATGATTATTATAATTTTTCAACTGAAGAATACGGCGAGCAACTTGATACATCAGCAATTGTTCATTTGATTGGTAACAACGAATCTGGCGCTATCAATTGGGTGTTATCACGCAAAAATGTTTATATGGGTTCGTATTCTGGTGAATACAACATTAAGGGCGGAACAAATAATGTATTAACACCAACACAAACTGTTGTCGAAAACATATCTAATATGGGTGGCAAATCTGTTGTGCCATTGAAGTACAAAGAACTCAATATGTTTGTCGGTGCGACCGGTAAAGAATTGTATACAATCAGTTATGATTATACAATAGAAGATTATACACCACATTCACTTGGGTATTTAACGCAACATATTATGGAAAAGGGTGTGCGTCGTATTGAGGCGTTAAACAACATGGACCGTAATATTTATTTGTTGCACGACACAAACGAAATGTCGTTGTTTAATTTTGCTCGTGAACAAAAGGTTATGGGCTTTTCTGAGTTGTCCTTTGGTTCGCCGGTATTAGATTTTGTTACAACATATTCAAACGATGTAGTAGCTGGATATGTAGCTGTTGTTCGTAACAATGGAAAGATAACATTCGAACGTTTGGCTATAGCAAATCCGACGTATATGTTTGATGTTATAACAACAGGGAATGGCACTCTTGCGGATTTTACGGCAATACCGCATTTGGCAAACAAAGACGTATGGATTCGTTATGGTGAAGACATGTCGCAGTTTGCTCGTGATACATTAGATGCAAATGGCGAACCAACGATTATATTACCACAATCAAAATACTTTAAGGTTGGCATTCCGATGATATCGGAGATTCGTACACAACCTGCGTTCGGTCAAAAGGTTGAAGGGCACCAGCAGCAAAGCATATATATTAGTATACGGTTGAATAAGTCAGGTGCATTTGACTATGGAAGCAGTGTTGACTTCACAAAGTATTTTCATTACGATTATTGGAACGACGGACAAGAATGGGGTGCACAGCATAGATTGTTTACCGGGGACGCAACATTAAACATTCCTCTTGGATATGCTGAGAACACAAATCAAGGTGAAGGTCCGTATCCAAACACAACGGGCACCGGCGTAAACATTCGCAGTGATACGCCAGAACCATTGAACATATTATCAATACAGGAGATATATCGATGAAGTATGTTTTCCGAAACGCACGACCAGAAGATTTTGAAAAGCTGTTGGCGGCGTCAACGGAGAACGGGAAAGTCGACGAAGAAGTAATACGCACGAGCGTTGAAACAAAAGTAATGGAATGTGATGGCGAACCGATAATGATGATTGGTCGTATAGAATATCCGACTGGTGATTTAATAATGACGACAGGTGTATGGGCGATAGTAAGTAAAGACATAGGGAGACACACAAGAAAGGCGGTACAATTTTGTAAAGACTTAATCTTCGACAGGATAGGGTTTAAGTTTTTAGTATTGATTGATGAAACGAATCCGAAGTTTGCAAGATTTGCAGAATTTTTTGGGTTTCAGAGAACAAATTTTGTTGAAGAAAAACTAGGAACGGTGTATCATTTATATATAAAGGAAACGTGAAATGGCGGCGACAACGATGACTATTGCAGCGATTACAGCAGTAGCGGCTACTGCAGCCGGCGCTGTTGTTGAAGGCATTCAGGTTAATCAGCAGGGTAAGTTTGCTGAAGCTGAAGCTAAAATAAATCGTGCACAAGCTTTACAGTCACAAAAACAAGCGTATCAAGAAGAGTCTTTGAATGTAACGCAACGGTATCGTGCAGGCCGTCATGATTTAGCAACGGGCGCCAACATGATGTCTGCGTCTGGGAACATTGGCACTTCGGCACAATCAGCATTATATGAAGGCGCATTTAATTTATCAGAAGATTTGTCTGCATTAAAGTATAAGTATGATGCAGAAGCTGCTAAGTATGGCACACAAGCAAATATGTATAAACAGCACGCTAAGATGGCAGATTATAATCGCAGAATGGGTATATTAGCATCGTCGATTAAAGGTGTAGGGAATACATCAATGGCAGTACTAGCAGCCGGCAAAACTATGGGTTGGGGTGCTGGCGCTGGTGGAGCATCTACACCTCGTACGACATATACAGGTGCGGTTGATAATAGTGGTATGTATGGTGCTTGGGGCGGTTAAAGGAGAAAGTTATGCCAGAGTTTCATAAGAATCAAGTTTCGTGGAGTGCGCCAGAAGCACAAAAAGTTTCATTAGCCAAGCCGGACATAACACCATTGGCAGATGCCTTTAATACACTTGGTCGTGCGTCACAAGAGGTCGCAGAATATTCTCAAAGCATATTAGACACAAACGCACGTGCAACAATGTCGCATTCTGTTGATGATTTTATGAATGAATTGGACAAAGAAAATCCGTCTGACAATAATTATGATGATGCGTTAAAACGTTTCAACGATGGGTTGCAGTATAAGCTTGGTGAATATGATGTTGCAACAAGAAAACGTTTTATGCGTGACAATCCGGAATTTTTTGCTGCTGCAGATTTGCGTGCTAAAGAACTTGTGTTTAAAAAACAGCAAACTTTTGCAATCCAAAAAGCAAAAGATACAGTTCCGATGCTTGCGTCTGAAGTTACAGAAGGGAAAAAACCATATGAACAAGCACGTCAAGAACTTGATAACATGGTTGCTAATATGGACCGTGCAACTCAAGAACAAATGATATTTTCTTTTGACAGGGATGTTCAAACAACCAACATAAAGAATTTGGTTTATGCGGGACGTTATAGTGATGCTATAAAGTTATTAGAAAACCCGAAGGAATCAGATACGTTTTCTGCAGAAGAAAGAACCGAGTTAAAAGCGTCTATACAAAAAACAATCGAACAAGAAGCTAAGGAACGTGAGGCTCTTAAAAAACAAGCAACAAAAGATATAGACGACCAACTTGAATTAGCGTTGGTTGATACATTATTATACAAGATGGACAACGAAGACACCGGTTATTTCAAAATGCAAATGTTATTGGATAACCCAAACGCCAAAATAGAACTGCTTGACAACAAAGGAAACGTTGTAGGTTCTATAACAACGAAAGATATCAACCCAGACGTGCGTCGTGAAGCCTTAAAGAAAGCAAGAACATACGAAGAAGACTGCATGAATATTCGTAAGGTGTCGCTTAGGGCAAATGAATTAGCAAACAATCTTATCAACCAATATTTGGTTGGACAGGGCGAACGTTTAACTGGCGAGAAATTCAATCAAATGTACGAATTTGTAAACAGTGAATTGTTCTATGCGATTGATAAAGACACACAAAAGAAAATAACAAGCATTGTCGATAAAGCGGTTTATGCAGCGAACGAACAGGTTATTCCGTATGAAACTTTTAGGGACGAGAAGTTGTTGTATGGAGTTGGTAAGAAGTGGGAAGGACCATCGCCTGCAAAAATGGTTCGTGATATTACGTTTGGTCGTCTTGAAAAGGCGCCAAATGAATATACTACAATGGCACGTTCTAGTTGGAGTGATGTAGCGCAGAATTTTGGTGCTGGTATAGACCCATTACAAGTCGGAACAACACAATCCGTTGTTGGAGCTGTGCTTGATAGACGCGGGAACGACCAAGAAACCCGCTGGCAACGGCAATTAACATCTGTTTTACGTGACAATTATAAAAAAGAAACAGGCAAAGACGTCGTTTATGGCTCTGAGTTGGAATATTTGATGAACGTTTATGCAGATGCATTGGCTATGAATGGTGCAGAGCGAGAAATGGTTGGTCTTGCTGGTATCAACGATTATCAGATTGGTTTGACATACAAAAGAATGCTTGGTGTATTAGAAGCACAAGGACAAACAGATATTATTATAGGTCAAGGCATGTCTGGTGAAGACGCTACTAAAATTAGAGATGGAATATTTAATGACTTTTTAAATTTGTCAAACAACATGCACGAACCAGCGTTAAAACAAGAACAAAAAGACGCAAAACAAAGATGGTATGACAATCTTGCCACTGTGACATATGGTAAAGGCGGTGCTGCGTTTAATTATACGCCGACAGAATTTACAACACATCAAGAAAGCAAAGTTTATTCTACACCATTAACAAAAATGATTCAACAGCAATCAAAAAAAGCAAAACAGGGTGAACAATAATGCAGACAAACAAAGAAATAGCTGAACAAATCGCATCTGCAATCAAAAAGACAACAGATGCTTCGCCTGTACAACAGAACAAAGAATCTGCAGAAAAGATAGTAGCGGCTTTAAATGAATCTAAAGCGCAAGCAGAACAACCGCAGATTAATTTGGGCTTGGGTTCTATGATTGCTGCAGGTGGTGGCGTGTCGCCATATAAAATGGCTAAGTTGGCAGAGGCGTCAGAGCCAATAGACAAGAGTATTGGGGTTAATATACCAGAAGAAGGCACTGCAACAGAAAAAATAGCTACAAATTATAAGCAAGGCATTCATGGTGCGACAGATTATTCGCAATCTGTATATGGATTAGGCGATTGGCGTGGCGCTGCATCAGCAGGAACGGCAGAAGGCGACGTAAATGTTGCAAACTTACGTGCTGGCGATGCAGGTTTAAACATTTCGACAGATTCTACATTAAGAGACATTAGTGGTGCTGAAGGTAATCCGGCGTTATTTGGTCGTCGGTATCAATTGTTGAACACAACAGTTGCCCCGTTCAAGGTTAAGATTCCACAATATAACCTTGAGGTTATGAGTGAAACTATGGACCCAGAAAAACTTGCATATCAAGTTGCCACAATGATTGGTGGTCGTAACGTACCGTCGTATGTCGGTTATACAAATGCAGGCTTTGATATTACGGAACCGTGGTATTCTGGTTTGATTAAGAAAACAGAAGAATTGCCAACAAGTTTGTTTGGCTTGATTCATAAGACGTCTTTGGCGGCGGGTATTCTTGGTAGCACAATTATAAATTATGGTCAGGCAGGAATTGATTTATTGCTTGGTGATAAATACGAAGACGTTAAGAACGCATTAAATGCAAAAACACAGGCAATTGAAGATGTTGTGCACGACGAACTCGATTGGTGGAACAAGGCAGTTGCTGATTATGAACGCAGAAACAATTTAGGACTTACAGAATTTGCGCCATTTTCAACCACGTTGGTATCCGGTATACCTGATGTATTAGGGCAGGTAGGTCTTTTAGTTGCAATTGGCATTATGACAGGAGGGGCTGGGGTTTCTCCGGCAGTATCCGCTGCATTATCAGCAGGTATTGGTGGCGCATTGTTTGGCTCTGCACAAGGATTGGAAGATTATCAAAAGTTAATGGGTGTTCCAATGAACCCGCAAGCAAGACTTGGTAGAGCGGCAGTTGGGACAGCGGGTTCTATCGCATTAAATTCGCTTGGTTTATGGGGCGTGTTAGGCGGTAGGTTATCGGCAGCACGTCAGTTTGTACAGAATTATGGTAAACGTATGGCTGCTGCAAGGTTGCAAGGTGTTGGCAGTATGGCTATAGAAAGTCTTACTGAATATGGCGACCAAGCATTAGAACAATATATTACATACGATATGGGTGATGACCGTATTGGAGAAAGATTAAACGAACGCACAATGGCATTGGTACTTGGTGCAGTTGGTGGTATTGTTGGTATTCCAATGCAGGCTCGTGCTGAAAGGTTTCAGATTGCCAAAGAGCAGATATTAGCTGGCAAGATACGTGCAGACGCACCAGAATTTGTGAAAGATTTAAACGAAGCAGTAAACGCATTGTCAGCTGAAGGTTTGTATACGAAAGAAGACGCCCTTGAAATTATTGCAGCCATGGCTTCACCAGAAGGTCAGGCGTATTTCAAACGCAAACAGAATGAAACACTTATGGGCGTACTCGATAGATTGTCGCCAGATGCGGTTGCATATGCAAAAGAAATTGGCACACGTCAGTCTGCTAAGATTATGGAAAATATGGCGAAGATGGATACACAAGTATACAACACATTGCCAAAAGACATGGACGAGTCGTTAAAAGTTATGATATCACGTGCAATGCGTGGTATAGCGCCACTTATAGAGCTTAATGGTGGGACATTTAGAATGCCACGGTTTATCGTTCGTAATGGCGAGCCAATGGAATACGTGCCAAGAACAAACACATTGTATATTAACACGGAGTCTACAGGCGAAGCGGTTGATTTAATGGAAGTGACAAACAAACGACTTCCAACAATCGACCCGGTACAACGTGGTATATTGCATGAACTTGGTCATATGTTAGATACGCAATTAGGCAAAGGCACGAATTATAAAGAATTTTTACCAACATATTTTGATGCGATTGCCAAAGTATATGGTAAAGAAAAAGCTAAGAACGTTATGGAAAAAATGCCAGACGAGGCAGACCGTTTAGCATATTCAAAATCTGGCAAGAAAGCAGACGTTGCCGAAAAACGCATGGATAAATTACTCGGTCAAATAAACGAAAAAGATACTGGTGAATATTTTGCGTATGCGCTTGGACGTCTTGGTCGTCGTATAGGAAAAGCGTTTGGTTTTGATGCAGCCGAATCTGCACAATATATTGATGCAGCAAATGCAATAGCGATGCAATTAAAGATACCGTCGATTCAAAAACAATTAACGGTGTATCAAAATGCTTTGAACGAATTAATAAAGAAGAACGACGAAACATTGGCTGCAATGGCAAAAGCCATGGGCGAAGACGAACTGGCTCGCAAGATTCGTGATTATGCTGCTGGTGATATTAACGCATTGGCACCAGAAGACGTGTTGTCGTTGTATAATATTTTGAAAACATATACCGGTGTTGATGGAATGAAGATACTTGAAGATGCGTTTCAAGGTATGTCTCCAGAAACATTTATGGAACGTACAGAACGTGAGTTTGGCGAATCAATTAAAGAAGGTACAACCATTGATAAATTACAAGAAGCATTGAAAAAGAAGGGCGAAACAGGACAGTCGGAAAATATTAACGAAACAACAATTAACGAAGACACGTTTGATGTATCGCAAATACTTGGTGATATGAAAAAGCAACGTAAGTCTGCTTTAGAAAAACGTGCCGACGAAAAACCGACAGGTAATGATTATGCAACCGATGCTAAAGAAGTTATGCAAATCATTAAAGAAGCAAAACCAGCACCAAGATGGTTCGCTAAATTGTTTGGCAACGGTGACATCAATACAGCATTGTGGTCTATTGGTGGAAAGAAATTAGTCGACCATTTTGATTTGATTGGCAAAATGAATCGTTCTGATGACGAAGCGACAGGCTTGATGGAAGAATTTGACGGACGTATTAAAAAGGCGCTTGGGTTTAAAAATAATATTGAACGTGATGCGTTTACAAATCAGGCATCTGTTGAATCTATTAATGTAGACTATGCCATCGACCCGTTAACAGGTGACCCAATATCTATGAAGATATCGCCACTGGTCGCTATGAATGTATATCTGCACGCAAAAAATCCGAAGACACGTGAAAACATGTTGAATGCTTTTGGTGGAAACGAAAAACAAATGCAGAGCGTAATTGATGCGTTGACACCAGAACAGAAAAAGTATGCCGATACGATGCAGGAATTTATTAAAGACAAGTGGACGCAGTATAAGAAATCGTTTGAACAAGAAGGCGACACAATAGAGGACGAACCATATTGGCCAGTAGTTGAAGCAATTCACGCTGCAACGGGAGACCGTAAGGTTAACTCTAACATAGCACGTAAAGAAGGTAAAGACTATGCTATATCGTTAGACGTTGACGCTCGTGAAATATTTAACACATATGTGCAGCGTGTCGCTGGTGCGGACAACCATGTGTATTCTACAATTCGCAGAATTAAAGACCTTATGGGTTACGAAAAGAACGAATACACAGACGACTATCCAACACAAGCACGTGAAAAACTATCGGAAGATATGTGGAACAATTCAAGACGCATTCGTGGTTTGGCTAGAGCAAACATGGGTAGCGAAGGTCGTTACGATAGATTCTTAGCTTTGTTGGACGACTTCTTGGCAAAGCGTGAGCAGTCTTTAGTTGGTTCACAATCATTAAATATAGCCGCACGTAATCTAACAGGTGGTTTGTTGCAATGGAAGCCATTACAGTTTATGAAGAACTTGGCTAACGTTAGTGGGTTCTGGGGTCTTGCAGATAATCAGGCACAGTATTGGGCTGACACGGCATGGGCGGCAACACATCCGATTGAAGCGGCAAAGTATATGATGGAAAAAGTTCCGTATATACGTAATCGTTACAAGGGTCAGAACATTGATGAAATGTTAACTCAGCAAACGGCCGGCACCGACTCGTTGTTAATGAACTGGGCAAAGCGGTCTGATAAGCTTGGACCTCAGGGACAGAAAGTCGTAAGCAATTTGGTTGCATTAACACAAGCATCACGTCGTGCAGGGTATACACCAATGTTGTCTGGTGACTTGGCATCAAATGTCATTGGTGGCTATGGCTTGTTGAAGCAGTATGAAGCTAAATACGGCGATAAGGCAGGCGATAAGTTGTCAGAAGCTATTGTTAAGCATCAGGCATCGAGCAACCAAGCGACACGTTCTTTATTGCAAAGAGAATGGGGTCGTGATATTCGTGGTGAACTTGCTCGATTCTCATCTGAAGGTATACAAAAGGTTAAATCGATGGCTTCTGCTATTGCTGAAGCGCAACAAGGTGAACGCACGGCTGGTAATGCAGCAAAAGAAATTGCGTCAACATTATCAAGCATGATATTGTTTGCGTTGATATCGGCGGGTGTAATAGATTTGTTCGACAACGACGAAGAAAACGACAAAGAAGTATATGAATCACTTGGACAAGAAGGTATATCAGCAATTGTTGGTGGTTCTGTAGTTGGTAACAGTGTAATTGCTCCAATTATATCGTCTTTGTTCGGTGGTCGTGGTGATATTGGAACCCCGATGTCTAAGATATTAACACAAGACCTTAGAAAATTATCAAAAGGCGATTGGGATGATGCGGTTATAGACGGTATATCTGCGACAGTTCCAATTGTTGGATTGAAGAATTTGATAGGCGGTGGCGCTGGTGCGTACCAAGCAGCAACAGCAGAAACGCCACAAGAATTAAAGGCAGGTTTATATCGTGCAATTGGTCGTTCTGAAAACTATGCAAATAAACGAGCCGGCATAAAAAATGTTGAAAAAGACGAAGGCAAATAGTACAATAAAACCATTAGGAGAATGCGATGATAAATAGTGACGTTGCAAAAAGTGTTTATACAACTACAGCAGGACGGTTGGATTATCCAATTGGGTTCGTTTATTACAAGAATCCTGAAGACGATACGCCACAACTTAAGGTGACGTATCAAACGATATATGATACTCCATTGGTCTATGGCACAGACTATACGCTGTCGCCCGATGGTTTAAGTATTGTATTGGCTGTAGAACCACCGGTTGGCACTAAACTTAACATTTTGCGTGACGTTCCATTTACGCAGAAATCAGATTATGTGATTGGTCGTATTGACCCAGACCAGATTGAACGAGATTTTGATACCATGACTATGCGTGAACAACAAATTGAAGCGCTTGTTATGGAAAATATCGTAGATTTCTCTGGTGTTGAACACAGACTTGATGATATTGAAGCAAAAATACCTGCAGCAGCGTCTGACACGAATCAATTGGCTGACAAAACATATGTGACTAATTTGGATAGTGGTTTGCAAAACCAGATTACTGTCAACAAAGGTACAATGGATGGGCATATTGCAGATAAAAACAACCCGCACGCTGTTACTAAAACACAAGTTGGACTCGGCAATTGCGATAACACATCTGACTTAAATAAGCCAATATCAACAGCTACACAAACAGCGCTTGACGGCAAACAGGCAACAATATCTGATTTAACAACAATCCGTAGTGGCGCTGCTGCAGGTGCAACAGCTGTTCAGCCCGGGGACAACATTAGCTCGTTGGTAAATGATGCTGGTTATTTAGCGTCTGAATCTTTGTCGGGATTGACAGATACAAACATATCGTCTCTTGCTGATGGAGAATTTTTAAGATATGACGCTGATGCGGGCAAATGGAAAAATGCTGCGTCATCGGCATCTATAGGTTTTAGTGGTATTACAGGCGACCCGTATGACAATACAAATCTTACAACGGCGCTAAACACAAAAGCCGACACTGATTTAAGCAATCTTAGCAGCACAGGGGCAAACATTGGTAATTGGTCATCAAATGTTACTAATTGTTTAACAGAAATACCGCAAGATATAAAACTGGAATATAGTAATGACAGATTTACATTAAAAGCAGGGTCCAAACTTTATGTGCCAAACGGATTTGAACAAGATGGAACTACGCCAAAATTTGATGTTCTGACGA